GAATCGAGTCAGGATCTAATTTCACCGTTTAAAGACATTAGTGTTATCTATGATGCAGGTGGTAGTTTCGATGAACAATATGTCGGAGGTACTCTTGTCGTAAAAGGTTTGACAAATCAATTAGGTTTAGACAAACAGACCATAGTTTCATTAGGTGGTACTGTACCGGCATATAGTTGCAGCGTACTCGAAGTGATGGATGCGAAAACTGCAAAAGTATATCCTCCATTCCGATTCGATTATGTAAGAGACGGTCAAACGAACTCTGTAAAAAAGTTTTTCGATATACAAAATGTGACTGCAAGTTATTATTCAACAGAAGACGCACAGTTGTCGCAAGTTGCAAGTGAATCTTTTGTACAATTAGATTTTTTCAATTTACAACCTATTGCAGGTGATGCGGACAAAGTTCGTATAAGTTATAAACCGTTCGGGTCATTCGGCGAATTCCGTGACATTGGTGAATATAAAATAAAAACGCAGGATTTCTTAGTATCAGAGCAAATCGACCGAACTAAAATCGAGTTTGTTGAAAAATCGGTCGGTAAGTTTAAAACAGCAGCTGAATTCACGCAATACTGGCAATATGTAAACGGCTCTAAAAAAATAACGCCTGTAAACTCTGTGATATTTAATAATCAGGGTACTGCGTTGTCTGCATCATATACAAGTTCTATAGTTACCGATTATGATTATTATGTGCGACCTTACCTATCGATTAATGCAGTTGAAAATACTGAATTCAAATTGACCGTGACAACAAACGGCGCAGAATCTCTGAATTCGAATACCCCACAAATCGATATTTTTATATCAGGTTCAGATGTTGTTACAAATATACTGAATCTCAAAAATGTTAGAGAACCGATAAAGGCGCCTCTATTAGGATCGTATTTAGCATCAGTATCAGAAATCAGTACACCAGAATCGAAAAAGTTCGAATTCTATTTTAGAGTAGGGTCGACCCGTGCTATACGTCCTGTATTCGCATTTAGAGATTGCGATATTGTCAATATAAAAAATATAACAGTTCAACCTCGTAATGAAAGAGGATATTCACCTAATCAGGCACGACTGATATTACCGTTATCGTCATTTGAAACAAATACCGAACTTGTTTTGAATATCGACTATTATACAGAGAACGGTATAAAATCAAGAATATTCACTCAATTATATGGTGTATATTTTCAAGGATTTGGTATACGTAGAGATCTTCTATCAGAAAATGATGTAATACAATCAATCTCAGGAAGTAGTTCAGATACAAAAACACGATTTCTAATATTATCAGGGAGTTATAATAATTTAAAACAAGATTTTGAAATATTCACAGGGTCAGTAAACATACAAGGTGTACAAGGCCCTCAAGGCACAATTGGTTCACAAGGCACTACTGGAACACAAGGCACAATTGGTTCACAAGGTACAACCGGTACACAAGGTACAACCGGTACACAAGGTGTACAAGGTCGACAAGGTACAATCGGTACACAAGGCACAATTGGTTCACAAGGCATAATTGGTACACAAGGTGTACAAGGTCGACAAGGCACTACTGGAACTCAAGGCACAACCGGTACTCAAGGTACAACCGGTACACAAGGTGTACAAGGTCGACAAGGTACAATCGGTACACAAGGTACAATTGGTTCACAAGGCACTTCTGGTACAAATGGTACTACTGGAACTCAAGGCACAATTGGTTCACAAGGCACTTCTGGTACAAATGGAACAACCGGTACACAAGGTACAATTGGTACACAAGGTACACAAGGTACTCAGGGTCATCAAGGCACAACCGGTACACAAGGCACCGTAGGTTCTCAAGGCACCTCTGGTACAAATGGAACAACCGGTACACAAGGCACAATTGGTACCCAAGGTACACAAGGTACACAAGGTCATCAAGGCACTATAGGTACACAAGGCACTGTAGGTTCTCAAGGCGCCTCTGGTACAAATGGTACAACAGGCAGTCAGGGTACACAAGGTACACAAGGTCATCAAGGTACAATTGGTTCACAAGGCACTACTGGAACTCAAGGTACAATCGGTACACAAGGTGTACAAGGTCGACAAGGTGCAACTGGAACTCAAGGTACAGTAGGCGAAACTGGAGCCGCAGGCACAACCGGTACACAAGGAACGATTGGTAGTCAAGGCGTTATAGGTACACAAGGTACACAAGGTACACAAGGCCATCAAGGAACAATTGGTTCACAAGGAACTAAAGGTGATACCGGGTCTCAAGGCACTCAGGGTACACAAGGTCGGCAAGGTACTACTGGAACACAAGGTACAGTAGGTGAAACTGGTGCAATGGGTACTACCGGTACACAAGGAACTATTGGAAGTCAGGGTACCGTAGGATCTCAAGGAACACAAGGAACTATCGGTTCCCAAGGAACTAAAGGTGACACTGGCGATATTGGTACACAAGGCACTCAGGGTACACAAGGACGACAAGGTACAACCGGTACACAAGGAACTATTGGAACTCAAGGTGCTTCAGGTACAACTGGGGATACCGGTTCACAAGGAACAATTGGTTCACAAGGAACCGTAGGATCTCAAGGAACACAAGGTACAACGGGTTCACAAGGAACTAAAGGTGATACCGGGTCTCAAGGAACTCTTGGTACACAAGGAACACAAGGCACTCAAGGTCGTCAAGGAACTAAAGGTGACACTGGCGATATTGGTACTCAAGGCGTACAAGGAACAACAGGCTCTCAAGGAACTAAAGGTGACACTGGCGATATTGGTACACAAGGAACCCAAGGCACTCAAGGTCGACAAGGTACAACCGGTACACAAGGAACTATTGGAACCCAAGGTACGCAAGGTACTCAGGGTACACAAGGAACGCAAGGTATTATCGGTTCAACAAACTTTCCACTTGTATTCGATTGGTCAGGTACTGGAACACCTTCAACCGAAGCGGCCGATGTAGCAGAATGGAAATATGTAGTTGAAAATGTAACAATCTATTCAGCATCACTATCAGCAAAAAATTTACCGAGTGGCGGCCCATTTGTAATGAAAGCCTTGAAATCAACAAACGGTGGTGCTACATTTTCAGGTACGATAGTTACAGTATCATTACCGGATGCCGGCTTCCTTTATTATGCAGTCACAGGTTCCCGAGCAGGTCAAACTACTCTTAGTAAAGGAGATCTATTACGATTAGATACCGGTGTAGTTAACGGTGCGTCAGATTGGTCTTTTCAACTGTATACTAAAAAGACCTAATAATTATTAATAACACGTAATAAAGAAGAATAATGGGTAATATCATCGTAACATATGTAGGTAGATTTCAACCTTTTCACAAAGGGCATTATGCGACCTATATGCATCTTGTCAAGAAATTCGGAAAGGCGAATGTTTATATCGGAACCTCAGATAAAGTAGAATTACCGAAATCGCCATTCGATTTCAAAGATAAAAAAACCATAATAACATCGATGTTCGGTATACCGAAGACGCAAGTGGTACAGGTAAAAAATCCGTACCGGCCTATTGAAATTCTGAACGATTATGATGAAGACTCGGATATATTGATAACGGTTGTCGGTGAAAAAGACTCCGGCCGTTTAGGCGGTAAATATTTTTTGCCGTACACTGGTAACACTGATTTATTGCCGTTTAAACAACAGGGCTACGTGTATGTTGCTCCATCACTACCGAATGCGATAAGTGGTACTGATGTAAGAGATTGGCTTAGTATATCTGATGAAAACAACGCTAAATTGAATTTCGAAAAAGCGTATCCGAATTTCGACAAGCGCATATACGATTTGATACGATCGAAACTCAATGTGATGAATGAAATGGCTAAGGCCGATTTAGATTCTGTGGAAAAATTCGCCGATACGAATTTAGCTCCATACGATTTCGAATTTGGTAGAGAAATCGATCATTTTTTTCAACGATTGAACGATCCAAGAAACGGCAAAGAAATTTCGTATGCGGAAATGATCGGGTTCTTTAAACGTCTCATTAGAAATAGAGCAGCGTTCGATGAATTCACTAAAAAATATTTGGAATTTGTAATTACGGATAAAAGAACAAATATCAATATACCGTTTAAAACACAGGCGAATCGATTAATCGCAAAAACAATTATGCGAAAGCCGGCATTTAAGTCACCGGATCCTGTGTTAAATATTGAAACAGTAAAAAAAGTCGGTGACGACTGGGTAGTGTATCCTAAAAAGGGTGGTAAACGATTAGGTACCCATGATACTAAAAAAGCGGCAATAAAACAACTGCAAGCGATTGAAATAAACAAAGAATCGGTAGAGGATACAAAGAACGAACTCCGTAAATTAGAATCGGAGAGAAATCGTTTGTTTTCGGCACTGATGAAAATGTTTCCGAATTCACCAAAACAAATAAAAGCTAAAGCCGAATTAGATTCTATAATGTCTAAAATAAAAAAATTGCGTACAGAAGCCTTAACCGAAAATATAATACTTGAAGGTGGTGCATATGGTCATATGGCACACCCATTCGATATCGACATGAATTTAACATTTGGCGATCTCAAACAAATTGTAAAGTCAGCATTAACTGGCGAACTCGAATTAGCCCGTGAGAAAACAGATGGTCAGGCACTTGCGATAAGTTGGAAAAATGGTGCATTGATTTCTGCAAGAAATAAAGGTCACTTAGTAAACGCAGGTGAAATGGCAATGACTGAGCAAGATCTCATCGATAAATTTGCAGGACGTGGTGCATTATCGGATGCGTTTACATTTGCAATAAAGGATTTAAAATCTGCAATAATACAATTATCTAATGCGGAACGCGAATCGATATTCAAAGAGGGTAAAGCGTTCATGAATTGCGAAGTGATATATCCTGAAAATACAAATGTCATTCCATATGGGCAATCGCTTTTAGTATTCCACGGTACAATGGAATACGATGAACGAGGGAATCCGATAAGCGAAGATCCTCAAGCAGGTTTTAAACTTGCCGATATGATCGAAAAGGTAAATGCCAATATTCAAAGTCGTTTTAAATTACAAGGACCTCCTGTACAAACTTTACCGAAGAGTCAAGATCTAATGGCGAAACAACCTGATTATATTACTAAGATATCGAAACTGCAAAAAGAATTCGGATTAAACGATGCGAATGGTGTTGAAGACTATCATCAAGCATGGTGGGAACAATGGATCAATAAAAACGCTCCGAAAGATTTGTCACCAGATATACGTGACGGTTTAGTTAAACGATGGGCGTTTTTCGATAAGTCGTTCCGATTAAATCAGATCACCGATCCTGACATCCGTCAATGGGCCGAAAAAACAGATAAACTCGACTACCAGAAAATTTCAAAAACAAATCTTATGAAATTCGAAGAAATATTTTTAGGCGTTGGCGCCGATGTACTTTCCTTCATGTCATCGGTACTTGTTGTAAATCCTGAAGAGGCGAAACGTGATATTGTCGACAAACTTAAAAACGCGATATCTTCAATACGTGCAACTGGTGATGCTAAAAATTTAATTAAACTCGAATTGGAATTGAAGCGACTCGAATCATTAGGTGGTTTTGAAAAGATTGTACCTAATGAGGGCATTGTATTTAATTATAAAGGTAGTACATATAAACTGACCGGTGCGTTTGCACCGTTAAATCAAATAATGGGCGTGTTTACATTTACACGTTAATCGAATCGAAAAAGATATTTATTAGTAAATTATAAGGAATGAAATGAACATAAGAAATCCGAAACACCCATTGCATGAAAAACAGATAAGATTAGCTGTACAAAAAATGGTGCAGCAAACTCTTGCAGAATTGATTAATGAAGAAAAAACTGAGACTTCTAAGGAATTTAAAAAAATCAGAGTCAAGAGATTTTTTGAAAAACTTGAAAACTCTTCATTGAAAAATCTATTGAAATTCAATAATACCGGTGACCAGGCAGAAGCAATTGTGAAGTTTGCTGATTTAGTAGGTGTACCGAAAGGTAAAATAAATGCAATGGTCCAAGGATTAAAAGACGCATCAAAAAACGACTAATATAATATATCGAATATGGCAAGGTTACAAAATGTTAAAGCAGTTCGTGAGATGCTTGAAGGTAAACATCGAACTCAAACACGTACAAAAATTGGTTTCACCGATGCTGATGTAGCGAGTGAGAAATCGAAACGCCGTGAAGTTGGAGAGACTTGGGAAGAGAAAGATTCGAATGGTGATGTTATTGCAGTATGGGAACAGAAGAACGGATATCGTGTACGCAGTGGTGTGCATAAAGAAGCCGTAGAGGAGATACGTGAATACTTGAATTCGTATCCGAACTGTTTACCTAATTGTCGTACAAAGGTGTACACGAAATTAGATAAGCGATTCCGTGCAAAATTCGGTAGATGTGCAGACTGCCAATTTCGTATCGAAACCAAAATGAAACAAGAAGGTAAATTTAAAGAGTACGAGCGTGAGCAGATGATGCGTAACGCCGAAGCGTTTTTCAAACAGGCCGATAAAGAGATCGACATAACTTACGAACAAATTGCCGGCGAATCTCACTTTGTGAATAGCGACGGGCGAATCGAAGTTTGGAATGGGGACCGAACACACGCAGAAAAAATGCGTGAAGAATACCATGAATTTAAAAAAATCGCGTTACAAAAAATACAAGAATATAATGGAAACACAACAAAAGTCTCAGAGTAATATACTAATCTATATCGTAATGATACTGTCGCTGATGTCAAACGGCGCACTTGCATATATTCTATATAATGCGTATCAGTATAAAACTGAAATCGTAACCGAAGTCTATTCGAAAATCACCGAAGCAGAAAAACTTGCAGTTGAAAGTGAACAGGTTGAACGAGATAAGCAGTTGACACTCGAAGAGATTTCTGAATTGAAAAAAGAACTTGATCGAATCGAACGCAATTCTAAAAAAGGTAAACCGGTCGATCTAACAGTCGAAGACGCATTGAATATTTTAAACAGTAAATAATATGAAACAGATACTGACAACTTTTTTCGTTTTAATATCTATTTGCGTATTCGCACAAAAAGCAGACTCGATCACTGTACACAAAGATCTCTTGATTAATGCATCGGTACGTATAAAAAATTTAGAAAGCGATTTACAAGTCAAGGATAGTCAAAATGCGAATCTGTTAAAACAGGTCGATGCACTGACTCGTCTAAATTCATATAACGAAACAATAATCGATTATCGAAATAAAGAAATCGACATCTATAAAAATGCCGTGAATCGATTTGTAGATTTTCCTACGAAACCTAAAGAGAAATGGTACGAAACTAAACAATTCAGTTTTATTGCCGGTACACTAATAGGCGGTTTTACAATCTTTTCAGGAGCGTATATTGTAGCAACAATTCGATAACACTATGTCAGAAAAACAACCGAACATACGTGATATTGTAACCCAAGAACTTGCACGATGTAGTGTCGATTATAATTATGCGATAAAAAAATACTGCAAGATCGAACACCCTATTCAGGGCAAAATTCCGTTTCAACTATTCCCGTTTCAAACACGGGCCCTTGAAGAAATAATATCGCATAAATTCAATATAATATTGAAGTCCCGTCAAATGGGAATTTCAACACTGGTTGCTGCATATGCTTTAATGAATATGCTTTTCCGTGAAAACTACAAAGTACTCGTAATCGCAACAACACAAGATGTTGCAAAGAACCTTGTACATAAAGTAAAGGTAATGAATACGAACTTGCCGTCATGGATGAAAACGCGTGTAGTAGATGATAATAAACTACAATTATCATTCGCAAACGGTTCAACAATTAAAGCTGTATCATCCTCACCAACAGCAGGACGTTCCGAAGCACTTTCACTATTGATTATAGATGAGGCTGCATTTGTTGACAACATCGATCGTATTTGGGCATCGGCACAGATGACATTAGCTACAGGTGGAGATGCAATATTATTATCGACTCCAAATGGTGTAGACAACTTATTTCACCAATTATGGGTCGATGCAGAAATACAAAAAGCACCAGACGGTTTAGATCCGTTTAATCCGATAAAACTTAATTGGGATCTACATCCTGAACGAGATCAAAAATGGCGTGACCAACAGACTCTCCATTTAGGTGAAAGAATGGCGGCACAGGAATGTGACTGCGACTTTTTGACATCAGGTCATTCGGTTATTGAAGGTGATGTTTTAAAATGGTACAACGAAAACATGGTTACCGATCCATTAGAACGCAGAGGGATCGATGGCGATTATTGGATATGGAAATATCCTGATTATACACGATCTTATGTTGTATCGGTAGACGTTGCTCGTGGCGATGGTGCCGACGATTCTGCAATTGAAGTTTTTGATGTCGAATCGATGGAACAAGTTGCCGAGTATATTGGAAAAGTATCGCCACGAGATTTAGGTAGAATGGCGGTATCGATCGCAACCGAATACAACACGGCAATGCTTGTAATTGAAAATAAAAATATCGGTTATGATACTGTACAAGAAGCGATCGACATGAATTATTCGAATATTTTTTATAGTTACAGACAGGATGTATATGTCGATCCGATAAAACATATTTCGAAAGGATACGATTTGAAATCGAAAAAGGATATGGTTCCTGGTTTCACAACAACTACCGCAAATCGTCCAATGATCGTATCAAAAATCGAGCGATATTTCAATGAAAAACTAATTATAGTAAGGTCGAAGAGGCTAATATCACAATTGCTTGTTTTTGTATGGCTAAACGGTAAAGCACAGGCAAGACCAGGCCGTAAAGACGATGCAGTATTATCGACAGGTATTGCGTTATTTGTTCGTGATACTGCACTGAAACTACGTGAGATTGGTTTAGATATGACCAGAAAAACATTACAACATATGCACAAACGAGTGTATACACCGAATGCGAATGGGGATAATTCAAAATGGACAATGGATGACGGAAAAGGTAATACTATATCGACACGGTGGTTACTATAAAAAAATTGAAATATGTCAGCAATAGGAAAAGTAATACAGCGACTATTTAGTCAAAAAATAATCATAAAAAAAACACCGGGTGATCGACTCCGTGTAATCGATTATGATAAATTACAGTCGATCGGTAATAATATAACGCCGAAATACGGTGGTATAAAATCGTCAAGATTTGGTGATAGCCAATACGGTACCGGTTATTCTTCACAGACCGAACAGGTCGATGCGGCAAGAATGGCTATGTATCTTGATTATGAAAGTATGGAATCGGATCCGATCTTAGCATCTGCATTAGACATATATGCAGATGAGGCTACTGTAAAAGACGCACATGGTAACCTATTGACAATACGGTGCGATGATGCAGAAAAGAAAAAAATACTTAATAACCTATATTACGATATTTTAAATGTCGATTTTAATCTGTGGCATTGGACAAGATCGCTATGTAAATATGGCGATTTATTCTTATACTTGAATACAGTACCTTCAGTAGGTATTGTGGATGCAGTGCCGATTCACCCATCACTGATTAAACGTGATGACTATGCAGGTGATAATCAAAATCTCACACAATATATTTATGAGGGTGAGACGATGTTTAATTATCAGAAAGCAAGAAGCGTTTTCGATTATCATGAGATCGCACATTTTCGTGTACTGACCGATACAAACTTTTTACCGTATGGTAAATCGTTATTAGAAGGCGCAAGAAAAGTTTGGAAACAATTGACCATGATGGAAGATGCGATGTTGATACATCGTATTATGAGAGCACCTGAGAGACGTATATTTAAAATCGATGTCGGAAATTTACCACCTGAAGCAATCGACGGATACATGGAAGACGTTGCGAATACAATGAAAAAGGTACCATACATCGATCCTCAAACTGGCGACTACAATTTACGCTTCAACCTCATGAATATGCTTGAGGATTTCTATTTACCGACAAGAGGTGCTGATAGTGGTACTGGAATCGAATCGTTACCTGGTTTGACAAATGAAGGTAGTTTAGAGGATATCGAATATTTGCAGAAAAAACAAATGGCGTATTTGAAAATACCGAAAGCGTATTTAGGTTATGATGAAGGTGTCGACGGTAAAGGAACACTTGCGGCCGAAGATATAAAATTTGCAAGATTCATAGAAAGAATTCAAAAAATTGTAGTATCTGAATTGCAGAAAATTGGTCACATACATTTATACATGCAAGGTTTCCGTGATGAAGATCTTGTAGATTTCTCTTTGGAATTGTCGACACCATCTTTGTTGTATGAACGTCAGAAAGTCGATCTGTTAAATGAGAAACTGAATCTGATTCAGAACATAAAAGAAAACAAATTATTCAGCCGTAAATGGGTTTACGAGAATCTATTCAATATGACACATGAGGAATGGGAAGAGCAGCAAGAACTGATGATCGAAGACCTTAAACGTGAATTCAGAGAAGAGCAGATTAAATCTGAAGGTAATGACCCGGCGAAAACTGGAAGATCATTTGGTACACCTCACGATATCGTATCTATGCAAATCGCATCGAGTATGGGTATTAAACATGCAGAGGAATCTGAAGCAGGTGACCGAATTACAAAACTCTATAAGAAAGACAAACGTGAAGAAAACACTGGTAGACCTTTAAAGCACGGATCGTTTGAACGTGATAAAGATCCGTTATATGGTAGAGACCCGTCAGGCAGAAAGGAATTCGCAAACGGGTTTTTAAATGCTGGTAAAGATTTGGAACTTATAGCGAAATCGTTCGGTAAAAAAGTTGTTGCACTCAATGAAACGAAAAAAAACGATTCAGATATCGATAATATTAAGATGCTTGATGAAAATTCATTGTTAGATGAATTAGTTTAAGGGAATTGCTTAATATTTATTATTAAATCATAGGTGTAGCATAGCATGAAGAAATTTAAACATGTAAAATACAAAAATACCGGTATCATCTTTGAGTTGCTGTCTAAACAGGTCGCATCTGACGTATTGACTAATAATAAAAATCAGAGTTTGACAATTGTTAGAAAATTCTTTAAAGAAGGTACCGAGTTAAATAAAGAACTGGCATGTTATCAAGCCTTAATCGACACACGAAACAAAAAAGAGTCAACTGCATTTAAACTCGTAGAGATTGTACTGAAACAGCGAAAGAGTATCGACGAGAAAAAACTTAATAAGGAAAAATACAGTCTGATATCTGAGATAAAATCTAAGTACGATCTTGCAAAGTTCTTCGAAGCGCGTGTACACGATTATAAATTGAAAGCATCTGTATATAAATTATTTGAATATGACTCTGCAGATAATCCAACAGGGCATGTGAATTCGTATGATACGATTTTAGAACATTTGACAGGTGCGAATAAAACTAAATTAACAGAATCACCACAGTCTATATACGATAAGCAGAGTTCGGAAATCAAACAACTTGCGTTCAAAATGGTTATCGAAAAGTTCAATAACAAATACAAGAACTTGAATCCGAAACAAAAAACATTGATAAATCGTTTTATAACTGAAAATACAAGTCTCCAACCATTTAAAGAATTTATATATACCGAAGCTATCGGTATACAAAAATCATTGTATTCTCTGATACGCAAGGTTGAGGATACAGCATTAAAAATAAAATTGAACGAAGTGACAAATTTAGCGAATGAGATTGTAAATGCTAAACGTGTTAAAGACGAACATATTTCATCAATGATTAAATATTACGAACTTATTCATCACTTGGAATCACGTAATGAGTCTAAAGTTAACTGACATTTATAAAGAAGACCTTAGAAAGTGGTTTGGCAAAGGCGGGTCAGGATCTTCAACTGGTGGTGGATGGGACCGATACAATTCAAAAGGTGAAAAGGTTGGAAAGTGCGGTGATGCAAAAGAGGGGGATGCGTATTCAGCATGTTTATCGAAAGAGAAAGCGTCAAAATTAGGAAAAAAAGGAATCGCATCATTTGTAAATAGAAAAAGAGCTGCTCAGAAAAAAGGTGGAGATGCGAAGAAAGGTGGAGAGCAGAAAAAAGGGCAAAAACCCGTGTATGTTAAAACTGGGGCATAATGTTAACAGAGAAAAATGTGCCGACCGATAAACAAAAATGGTCGTATTATAAATCACGAGCTAAAAAAAAATTCGATGTGTATCCGTCTGCATATGCAAACGCGTGGGCAGCAGGTGAATATAAAGATGCTGGTGGTGGGTGGAGAAAAGAAGAAGGTACCGAACCGTTAGATACTGTAGATGAATACGATGAAGTCGACGAGATGAACACAACAGCAAGTGCGGGCGGTGAATATCAAACACCATATGCATTTACTTCTAAAAAGAAAAAGAAAAAGAATATGATACCTAAATACTACGAACCTGCAATTGTTGAACAATTACTGTCTCGTATGAGCGATACGATAAAAAAATTAGATGAGATCTCATATAAAGATTTTAAAAACGATCCGAGTTCGACATTTAAACAAAAAATAAACACTGGTATCAAAGAAGTTTCGAAACAGTTATACGAGATCGAAAGCACTGTAAATCGGTTATCGAAATTAAAAACTGAAATCGGTGCAGATCAACAAATATTTTTAAAACAAACTTTCCAACGTTTCAATAAAATATCTGAAAGATTGTTACGATTAGAAAATAAAATAAGGGAGATTGGAAAATGACAAAGAATGAATTATTTGAATCAATTAGTAAATTGTGGGAATCTTTTGAAGAATCGCATAATGGTCAAACAAAAAAATCGCAAAGTGAAGCAAGAAAATTCGCAAACGAATTGAAAAAGTTATTACCTCTATACAGAAAGGCTTCAGTTGAAGAAGGTAAAACTAAATAAGAAAACGATATGAAAAACTTATTGGTAGAATACGGCAATTTCATTTATACACGTGACTCGATAACCGAATCGAAGTACGGCGACAATTCTTTTATTGTCGAAGGTGTATTGCAACGTGCTGGTGTAAAAAACCAAAATGGGAGAATATATCCGAAACCGATACTCGAACGTGAAATCGAACGATACCGTAAAGTAGAAATTGCACAGAAGAGGGCGTTGGGGGAATTAGATCATCCTGAATCGAGTGTAGTGAATTTACGCAATGTATCCCATAATATTCTGAATGTGGAATGGAAAGGCGATGACGTATACGGTAAAGTTCAGATTCTGAATACACCGTCCGGTAATATACTTAAAGAACTATTCAAAGCCGGTGTTACGTTGGGTATTAGTTCAAGAGGTATGGGAAGTGTGCGTCAATTAGATGAAACTACCGTAGAGGTGCAACCAGATTTTACACTTGTCGGATGGGATTTCGTTTCAAATCCTTCAACTCAAGGCGCGTTCATGCAACGTGTAAACGAATCAGCAAATCCGAATACTGAAAGTTACGATATCGCTAATGTTCTCATACGCGATATTATATGCGAACTTTCTGGTGTATGTTGTTTAAAATAAAATAGGTATATATGAAATCGAATACTTTAAAAAAATTCCTTAAAGAAAATGCAACTGGCGATAATCTGCGATACACGAAATCAGAAAAGCGTGCATTTTTAGAAGCATGTAGACAATACGGTAACTATAAAGAGTCGTTTGTGAAATCAGAAGAAATTCGTCAAAAGGTTGAAGAGATCGGTTGGCTGGTAGATACTGCTGAAAACATGACACTGCAAGAAACCGAAAATTGGTTCGATGGTGTAACTGTACAACGACACATGAAACAGTTAAAAGAAGCCTATAAAATATTACAGAAAACAGCAGGTGAACTTCGTCAGAGTCAACAAAGATTCGAATCTGCGTATGACGATATCGGTACTGTATTAGGAAAATACTACGAGGTATAACAGTGCAAAATAAAATCCGAACATATATACGACAAGCAGTTAGCGAAGTTATAAACGAAAAATCGGTATCACAAGACCAACAACAAGCAGCCGGTGCAGCATTGGCAGCAAAAAGAGGCGACATTCCAGTATCTTCATTAAAAGGTGCATCTAAAGAAATGTACAAAATGTCAGAAAAGGAATTAGAAAAATTCGCTAAAACAAAACATAAAGGTTTGCCGGTTAAAAAGGAAGCGTTAGATTTAAGTCATGATGAAGATGAACTCGAAATGATAAAATCGGATTTATATTCAATAGCAAAAGACGCAGCCGAATTATGCAAACTCGTAAAGAATTTACAGTCACCGGTCGATTTTCCTCACTGGTGGCAAACTAAAATAACAGATGCTAAACATAATGTAAGTGCAGCTGCAGAATATTTAGAATACGAAATCGAAAAACAAAATCCTTCAGCATACACTGCAATACCAGAAGCGAAGAAAAAACGGAAATGGTGATATGAAAAATAGATCGAATCAAACATCGGTAATTCGTGAAAAAATTTCAAAGGTTGTCGAACTGATGACTCGACAGTATTTAGACGAGACTAAAATGAAATCTGGTATACCACAATCATCTAATCCGAAACTTAACGAGTATGGTCGTCAAATTGCCACACAAATAGTACAAGATACCGTCGATGATTTTTTAATGGAAACTGAAATGTTGATCGATGAGATGTACGGTGAAATTCCAATTGATGAATTTAAAAACAGATGGAATGCGACTGCGAAAAATTTCGAAAAGAAATTTGGGAATATTTTGAAAAATATGAGTACTCGTTAAAATCTAAAATACTACTTATTAAAAATTCTACAATGAACAAAAAAGAAAAACGGTTTTTATCACTACTGCCTGGTGGTATTGGTGCAAGAGTTGTTGATGGCGATTTAGGTTTAGCGATTCGTGTTTGGAAGCAGGAACTGAAAAACTCAGGAAAGGTCAAAACACTATTCGATAAACGTGAATACGTTAAACCTTCAATACTCAGAAAAGAGTTACTTGACAAAGCAAAACACAGAAACAAATTTATAAAACACGATCGCTAAAATCGAGTTATTTCTATTTTGCAAAATATATATAGTATTATATCGAATACTAATATTCGGTCCCTCTATTATAGAACACACCTATTAAGATTCTAAATAATCTTAAATTACAAAAATCAAGGAAATTTTGTATGAAATTAGATTCAAATCTTTTGAACGAGGCTATCGCTGATGCAAAAGCAGTTAGAGAAACCGCAGTTCAAACGGCAATCGGTCGACTGAAAGAAGCATTCGAACCGACGGTAAGACAATTAATCACTCAGAAACTTTCAGAAGAAGAAGGCATGGATGACGAAGAAGACGTAATGCCAACCGATACTGAAGACACAATGGGCGAAGAGTATTCAGATGAAACGTATGACGACGCGAATCCTGATTATGACGGACTCGCAGAAGAAGACGACATGGTGCCTGCAATGGATGACGAAGAAGAACCAGCAGATGACGAAATGGACCTTGCGGAAATTCTTGCAGAACTTGAAGGTGAAGAAGGCGGCGATAGTATGGACATGGAAGAACCGGAAGATGACGAAGAAGAACCAGATGATGAAGACGACTTAATGAGTGGACTCGATGAGATTCTTGCGGAACTCGAAGGTGACGCGGAAGATGATATGAAGTACGAAGAAGACGATATGGAAACAGAAAAAGAAATGCAGTCTGAAAACCGTCGTTTACGCAGAGAGTTATCTGAAGCGAAAGCCCAACTTAAAGAGGCTTACCGTGCAATTACAACACAGAAAAACGCAATTAACGAAGTAAATCTTTTGAATTCTAAATTGTTGTTTTTGACTAAGATTACAAGTGCTAATAAACTATCTGCACAGAAGCAAGTGAAAATACTTGAGGCATTCGACAGGGCACAAACGATCAGAGAAGTTAAATTGGTATATGCTACGATTTGTGAAAGTTTGGACAGACAGGCTAAAACAAATACGAAAAACCAAATTGTAGAATCTGCATCGAAGCCTATGCGTTCTATTAAGAACACACCGAATAATCAGTATGCGTTCGCTTCAAGATGGAAAGAATTAGCAGGTATTAAGTAAATTTAAAAACTAAAGGAAAAGCATGAATATTGATAATTTATTGCCAAAGAACGCACACGTTCAAAGGCGTAAAGATGTAGTAGCACTGACCTCAAAGTGGGAAAAAACAGGGCTATTAGAAAACTTGTCAGATCTTGACAAAGGAAATGTTGCTCAACTCTTAGAAAACCAAGCGAAGCAATTGGTAGTTGAAGCAAACAGAACAGGAACAGCTGCCGGTTCAGAAGAATGGGCTGGTGTTGCGTTACCGTTGATTAGAAGAATTTTCGGTGAAATCACTGCAAAGGACTTTGTTTCGGTACAGCCGATGAATTTACCTTCAGGACTCGTGTTCTGGTTGGAATTCAAGTATGGTACTGGACAACCAGGTTTCGCAAGTGGTTCTGGTAAAGATTCACAAGAAGACTCGATTTGGGGTGTAACTGATGCATCTAAGGGTGAAGCAGTTGCAACCGGTGGTCTTTATGGTGCAGGACGATTCGCATATTCAATCAACGATTACAGTAAGACTGGACTTATCGCAAGTTCATCTGGTACGCCAACTGCAACTAAAGGCGTATTCTCAAGTTGTAATCTGTCATCAGATGTAAACTTCGATAGCGAATTCTCAAGTTCAGTTGTTGACTCTGCAAAAATCAAAAAATTGACTATCGCAGTTAGTTCTTTGACAAATCCTGATTTGGAAGGTGTACGTGCATTTACGGTTAGTGGTACAGGAATCGACACGCAGTTCAATCAGTTCACTTCGATCAATGCTGCAAAAACTCAAATTACATTTGTAATTTCTGGTTCAGCAACACAGATCGCTAACTTGGCAGTTTACTATCAGAAGCAACCTACTGATGTTACAA